ACTAGAAGAATTGGTATCAATAAAGTTGATCCAGATCGTGCATTGGATGTAAGTGGTGCGGCAAGAATTACTGAAGCACTGACCATCCAGAACACTGGTAATGGACCTATCAACTTCTACACCAATACATCTACTTACTATTGGAGAGCTGGTAGCAATACTAATAGTAATAACTTCTTCACCATTGAAGCATCAGATTCTAAGGGCGGAACTACATTTAGCGGTGCTCCTGCTCTTGCAGTTGATGGTACAAACAATGCTGTTGGTATCAATACTACATCAACGTCTGGTGTTGACCCAGACGACAATACTGCAAGACAGTACGCCTTGAATGTCGATGGTGATATCAACATGAGTGGGGCACTGTACCAAGGTGATAGACCATTTGTTACTTCAAGATGGTCAGAAACAGCGAATCAAACTGATATCTACAGAGGAACCAAGGTTGGTATTAATAAACCAAATAATACTGATCTAACTTATGCTCTTGACGTTACTGGAGATATTGGTCTAACTGGTATCATCTATGCCAATGGTGTCAAGATGTATCAGGACAGCACTGGTATCATCAGATCTTCTGGTAGCACTATTGCTGAAAATGTAAACATTGATCCTAACACAGTTTGCCAGAGTTCTGGTGACATTGTAATTGCTTCTGGATTCAATGTTACGGTTCCTTCATCTTCGGTCTGGAATATTACTGCGTTGTATTGATATAAATATCTAAGAGATAAATTCAATCTGGGATTGGTATGGGCATTGTAAATGTAGGAAGATTAACTCTTACAGATGATGAACTAGTTCTGAAGACTGTCAACATTGCTCAGAAGGATGCCCTTACTGGTATGCAGAAGGGCAGTCTTATTTTCGAGACTGAAGGCATTGCCTTGATGTTTTATGATGGTGTTGATTGGGTTTATGCATATAGACCCTATACAGATAGTCTATATGACTTTACTCAATTTACATTCAAACCACTTGTAACTAGAGGCAGTGCAGAAGGTCCTTCTGGTTCTTCAATGCAAGCAAATTATGCTGGACAACCTTTTATGCAAGAAGGTTATTTGAGTCAAGGCAGTAACACTGGATATCAACTTTGGACTGTACCAGCGGATGGAACTTATAGAATTACTGCTGGTGGTGCTAGAGGTGGTAAAGATACCAACTATGGCATTTCTGATATTTGGGGTGCTCAAATAAGAGGAGAATTTGATCTTCTTGCTGGCGATCAAATCGAAATGTGTATTGGTTCTGGTGGTAATCAATATGGATCTCCCCATGGTAATGAAGCAGGTGGTGGTGGTGGAACTTTTGTTGCTAATTACACAACTGGCAATCCAATGATTGTTGCTGGTGGTGGTGGCGGTTCTGCAGGAAACGTCTACGGCAACTCTTGCAATAGAAACATCACCGATGCATACGGTCAAACAACTACACAAGGTGGTGTTACTACTTGCCAAGGTAATTACACTGCACCTACTCCAACTATTGGATACGGTGGATCTGGCAATGGATCCTATTGGGGAGGTGGCGGTGGTGGATATTTTGGCGATGGATCGAATGGATACAACCACTGCGGTACACCAACTGGTGGAAGATCTTTTACTGCTGGTGCTGTTGGTGGTCCTGGTGATGGATGCTATACATCAAGTGGTCAAGGGAATCGCGGTGGTTTTGGCGGCGGTGGTGGCGGAAACCTTAGTGGTCCTGGTGGCGCTGGTGGATACACTGGAGGAACTTCCTCAGGTGCTTGGTCTTCTTACAGTCAACATGGCGGAGGTGGAGGATCTATCAACGCTGGAACTAATCAGGTAAATACCAGAGGTGGAAATAGCGGCAGCGCAGGTGGTTATCAGGGTGCTGGTTTTGTAACCATTGAACTACTAGTATAGTCCATTTTATTTTATAATTTTTTTCTGTATACATAACAATAAAAACCATGGAATCGAAAATCGTAGCAACTTGCAATTTAGTAAACAGAGAATGGAAAATTATTTCCAATCCTGCTGCTGCACGAGATTTGCAAATCAAAATTGGTTTCAATCGTGATGGTGAAACTGCGCTTGAGTTTGATAATCTCACATTTGGATATACATTGTGGAGAGATACCGATCCTTCCAAAGATGACTTACTTCGCAGTCTTTCGATGCCAAGAAAAGGTACGCAAATTGCTACCTCTGTAGAAGAGATTGTCTTCGTAGAAAATATTGTAGTTGATATGAATGACGACTACAAAATCGAATTTTGGGTAGATGAGTCTGGAGTAACTACAAAACACAAAACAGAATTTACTATTCCAATTCCAGATCAACCATTCCCATCATGGAGATGGGACGGCATTCAGTGGTATGCTCCTGGAGAGTTTCCAATGCCACCAGAAGGAGATGATCCAACGGCATATGAATGGAGTGAGGTAGAACAAGGATGGGTCAAAAATGTAAGAGACCCAAATGAGGTTTGGGATCTACCAAACATTAACTGATCTAAATACTATTAGGAAAAAGGAACTAGCAACACCATGTCTTCACTTACGGTAGGAACAATCAATATTGGGCAGTTTTTCAATATTCCTGTACAAGACCAAGCCTTTATTGATTCTATTACTCCTCAAGAAGGTCAAATCTTCTATAACAGTGATACCAACTATGTCCAGATTTATGGAAATGGTATGTGGAACACTACCAACGTAGGTACTGGCAATCAGCTATATCCATTTGAATCACACACTTTCAAAGGAGGAAGTCGTGGAGAAGCAGATGGTCCTAACTTCAATGTGATTACGGCAGGATATGCTGGACAAACTTGGGTAAGCGATTATCTAACAACAGGAGATCACCAAGGATATCAGTTGTGGACAGTTCCTGCTACTGGAACTTATACTATTGAGTGTGGTGGTGCTAGAGGTGGTAAAGATACCAACTATGGTGTTACAGATATTTGGGGTGCTACAATAAGAGGAGACTTTGATCTGAACCAAGGAGACAAATTAGAAATTCTCGTTGGACATGGTGGTAATCAATATGGATCTCCTCATGGTAATGAAGCAGGTGGTGGCGGCGGTAGTTTTGTAAAAAACTATACTACTGGTAACCCATTGATTGTTGCTGGTGGCGGCGGTGGTTCTGCAGGAAACGTCTATGGTAACTCCTGTAGTAGAAACATCACCACTGCATATGGACAAACTACCACCGCAGGGGGAGTCACAACTTGCCAAGGTAGTTACACTGCTCCAACACCAACTGTTGGATACGGTGGATCTGGTAATGGTTCTTACTGGGGCGGCGGCGGAGGCGGCTGGTTTGGTGATGGATCAAATGGATACAACCACTGCGGTACACCAACTGGTGGAAAATCTTATGGTAACGGTGGTGTTGGTGGTCCTGGTGATGGATGCTATACATCAGGTGGTCAAGGAAACCGTGGCGGATTTGGTGGAGGCGGAGGTGGAAACCTAAGCGGTCCTGGTGGCGCTGGTGGATACACTGGAGGAACTTCCTCAGGTGCATGGTCTTCTTATAGTCAACATGGTGGTGGCGGTGGTTCTTTCAACGCTGGAGCAGCACAAGTCAATACCAGAGGTGGAAATAGCAGCAGCACAGGTGGTTATCAAGGTGCTGGATACGTCAAAGTTACACTGAAAACATAATTTTTATGGAAGAAAATAATATGCCCAAACCACCCGAAAGGAAATATTGGTTTGTTGAAAAAGAGAATGCAAAAAGAAGACTGGAGGTTTGCAAAGAGTGCCCGAAATTTATGAAAATTTCTACTCAATGTAAAATCTGTCTATGTTTTATGCCAATCAAAACAAAATTGAATATGACAGAATGTCCTATGGGCAAATGGAAAGAAATTGACAAGGAATACCCAAATACGGTAAACCCCAAAATGAACAAATTCAACCAAGACTAAATATTGATACACAACATTCACTGTGATAACTATGGATCCTGCAGCACTGAAGCAAAATTTTGAAGAACAAATTGCTGAAACAGAAAAGCAAATTGTAGAACTAGAAAAAAATCTAGCAAAAGCAAGAGAATATAAAATCAAACTACAAGGTGGTCTTGAGACTCTAGGTCTTCTAGAAGGCGAGTCAGACCCAGACGTTCCAGCAGAAGCACCTGCTGAATAAATACTAAATCCCTTCTTCCTAAATAGGTATGAAGGGATTTTTTGTGTGTAATGGCATCTCCAAACTCAAGAGCTGATCTCATAACATACTGTAAGAGACAGTTGGGTGAGCCTGTCCTGCAAGTAAACATTGACGACGAACAGGTAAACAACGTCATTGATGATACGTTTCAGTTCTTCCAAGAGAACTGCTATAATGGCATGGAGCGTGCATACCTATTCCACGAAATCACTGCTGACGATAAGACACGATTTGCTGCTAGTGTAACAACTAGCAATGGATCAACTGATTGGAAAGAAACAACAAATTACATTCCTATTCCAGCACATGTTACTGGAATCAGTAAAGTGTTTGGTCTTGTCAGCAATTCAATCCGTTCAAATCTTTTTGGTGTTGAGTATCAGTTGTTCCTAAATGATCTCTATGCATTTGGATCACTTGATATCCTCAACTACTATATGACTAAGCAGTATCTAGAAACTCTAGATATGGTTCTGAACAATGGTTCATTCCAGCAGTTCAGATTTACAGCGCGTCGTGATCGTCTGTATATGGATCTTGATAAAGACTTCCTCAAGAATGGATCCAACATTCTTATTGAATGTCATCGTATGATTGATCCATCAGACGCTACTGAGATGTATAATGATATGTTTGTGAAGAAGTATGCTACTGCTCTCATGAAGAAGCAGTGGGGTCAAAACCTAATCAAGTATAACAACGTTCAGTTGCCTGGTGGTATCACCCTCAACGGAAGAGAGTTATACACAGACGCACTAGCAGAAATTGAGAAAATCGAAAGCGAAGTTCTCAGTAAGTATGCAATCCCACCAATGGATATGATCGGATAAAATGCCTACCAGTCCCTACTTTCCAACATACTACCAAGGTCATAGTGGCGAACAGAATCTCGTTCAGGATCTTGTGGATGAGCAAATCAAACTGTTTGGTACAGACATATACTATATCCCTAGAGTAGTTCTTCAAGACAACACACTGGATGAAGTTAGATACTCCAAGTATCAAGAACAATTCCAGATTGAGATGTTGCTGCAGAACGTCATGGGTTTTGGCGACAATGCAGAATTTGTCAGTAAGTTTGGTCTTCGCATTACAGATGAAATTGTCTTCCGTGTTTCTACAAGACGCTGGACAGAAGAAGTAGCAGAGCACAATCCTAATCTTACAATTGACACTAGACCCAATGAAGGTGATCTACTATACTTCCCACTAACAAAAGATATCTACGAAATAAAGTTTGTTGGTAAGGAAGAACCATTCTTCCAGTTTGGCAAGATTCAATTCTATGCCCTCACTGCTGAGATCTACGAGGTTGGCAGCGATTCCTTCGAGACAGGCGTCGATGAGATTGACGACATCGAACAACTCTTTGATCCCGCTATCAAATTATTCATGGATCCTGGTGGATCTGGTGACTTCCAAGTTGGTGAAGAAGTCGTTGGTGATGAATTCCTAGCAAAAGCAACGTCTACTATTACAGGAGATGCCGTTACCAGTATAACTATTACTGATGGAGGATCTCACTATAAACAAGGTACTCCACCATCAGTCACTATTACAGGAGATGGAAGTGGAGCAACTGCAACCGCTACGGTTAGTAGCACAGGCATTGTTAATGGTATTACTATCACTAGCGGTGGGTCAGGTTATAGCACTGCACCTACTGTCACAATTGACTACTCACCTAAAGACAACAGAGCAGAAGTCAAGTCCTGGGATAGCACAACTAGAGCTCTACAAGTCATCAACAGAACAGGAACCTTCACTACTGATGAAGTAATTACTGGTCTAACTTCTGGTGCCAAGTGGAGTCCTGAGACATTTGACACTCTAAATAATACGAATAGCACCTACGATCAAAACAGACAGATCGAAGATAGTGCGGATAATATTATTGATTGGACGGAAGGCAATCCGTTTGGTGAATATGGTAATCAGTCAGGTAGCTTCTAATGTTAGGGAATCATTTTTATAATCAGATTGTTCGCAAGAACATTATTGCGTTTGGTACGCTCTTCAATAATATTACAATGAAGAGCACTGATCCTGACACAGGAAACGTACTAGAAGAATCAAAAGTCCCCCTTGCTTACGGACCTAAACAAAAGTTTCTGGTCAGACTAACAGACCAGTCTTCCAGCAAGGTGGCAATTACTTTACCACGTCTCTACTTTGAGATGATAGGAGTTGATTACGATCCTACCCGTAAAACATCACCAATTCAAAAATACAAAACTGTCATTGATGGTAATGGTGATGAAGTCCGAGTGCAATATGTTCCTGTTCCTTATAATATAAATTTTGAACTAGGAGTTATTGCAAAATCACAAGATGATGCTTTGCAAATTGTAGAGCAAATTCTACCATATTTTCAACCATCATTCTCTATCACGCTGAACTTTTTACCAGACATGAATGAGAAGCGTGATGTTGCTATTGTCCTCAATGGCATCAATGGAGAGGATGAGTGGGATGATAGTTTCCTGGAGCGTAGGTATATTGCTTACACCATGAGTTTTACTATGAAATCATACCTCTACGGTCCTTACAACACTTCCAATATTATCAGGAAAGCAATCATCCACGAAACTATTGGAGATCTTGCTGTCAATCGTAGAACAGTTACAAGAACATACACACCCAAAGCAACTGTTGATATCAATAATGATGGTGTTGTTGATGTCAATGATGATGCACTGGTTGATGCTGGTGATGACTTTGGTTTCAACGAAGGAATTGAATTCTTATGAGCCTAGAAGAAAACATGGAAGAGATCCTCAACATTAGTGCTGAACCTGTTGAGGAAAGCAAACCTTCTAAACCAAAACCACCAGAGGTCGATAGGGACGACCGTGAGAAGGATTACCAATATACCAGGGGTGAGTTATACAGTCTCATAGACAAGGGTCAGGAGGCGGTCAACGGTGCCTTAGAGGTTGCTCAGGAGTCTGGGCACCCTAGAGCATATGAAGTCGCTGTAGCGGCAATGAAGCACGTTGCAGACATGACTGAGAAACTCCAAGACCTGCATAAGAAGATGAAAGATCTTGACGAAGAGAAGAAAGGTCCATCTAAGGTTACCAACAACGCTATGTTTGTAGGGTCTACAGCAGAATTGCAGAAGATGCTCAAGCAAATGGGAGGAGGCAAGCGATGAATGGAAATTTATGATTTGAATTGCCCCCAAAGGGTTTATGTTTATGAATATGATTTTCCATCTATCAATAAAAAAATTGCAAAAACAATAAGAGACTACGGAGATCATCAGAAGAAGCAGACTAATGTCAAAGCTGATATGACTCCATGGACTATAACGTCTCCTGAAATTGAAAGATTGAAAGAATGGATATCAGAAATGCTGCAGCATTCTCATCCTGATAAAACAACTTGGCAAGAATTAAGATTCTCTGGCAAAACTGTTCCTGTAAGATTTCCAGACTGTTGGGGAAATGTTTATAAAAAAGGAGACTACGCAAAAGAACATCAACACTTTCCTAGTCATTGGAGTATTGTATACTATGTTGAAGGTCCGCAAGAATCTTCACCTTTGACATTTCATCCAGACAACCTTCAGATACCTTTCAAACCAGGAACTTTGATAGTATTTCCTGGTAATATGAGGCATAGTGTTCCTCCACATCCAGTAGACGCGGAAAGAATTTCTTTAGCATTGAATGCTTTAGTGGGTACAAAACGCTAAATAATCTAGTAAACCCTCGTCGGTTTGTCATGAGAGATTATAAAGAACTAAAAGAACTCTGCGAAGCAAAGCGTGGTCTCTACGCAAATATCCACGCTAAACGAAAGAGAGGAGAAGCACCTGCGCGTCCTGGTAGTAAGGACTACCCCGCGAAGGATGCTTTCAAAAAGGCGGCGAGGACTGCCAAAGAAAGTTTTGAACTTACCACAGAAGCAGCCTGGACTAGGAAGGAAGGGCAAAAAAAGTCTGGAGGTCTTAACGAGAAAGGAAGGAAATCTTACGAGAGAGAAAATCCTGGAAGCGACCTTAAGGCACCATCAAAGAAGGTTGGAAATCCCCGTAGGGCATCCTTTTGCGCCAGAATGAAGGGGATGAAAAAGAAACTAACTTCCAAAAAGACCGCTAACGATAAGGACAGTCGCATCAACAAATCTCTGCGTGCGTGGAATTGCTGACATAACTGTGAAAACATTGTAAAGAATACGATTAATTACTTAGTGAACCTATAATTAGTAATGAGTTTTGATATGAAAATGCGTCTCAATGACAGCGACATCACACGTCTAATCACTGCCTGTAAACTTTACCAAGAGCGTACAGGTTCTGAGTATATGTGGGAACAATATGATGACTTGATTAATAAGCTCAGAGCTTATCAGGACAATTATTCCACTGACTAATGAAGTTTCTTTTCGCGTTTCTAGCAACACTATTCCTAGCAGCACCAGCCTGGGCGGTTGATGTAATGATGGGTGCCGATGGCAACCTAGTTTTTGAACCAGCAGAGGTTACGATTGCTGCAGGAGAATCGGTCCATTTTGTAAACAACATGCTGCCACCTCACAATGTAGTTGTAGAAGATCATCCTGAGATTTCTCATGAGGGTCTCGCAATGATGCCTGGTGAAGAGTTCGATGTAACTTTTGCTGAGGCAGGTGACTACACTTACTGGTGTGGTCCACATAAAGGAGCAGGCATGATCGGTACGGTACATGTAGAATGAAACATTTCAACACTGTTGTTTTAGACATCACTGTTGCAATACTTGACTTCCTCTACAAAGGAAGAGATTATCCACGTTTTTGGGTGCTTGAGGAAATTGCTCGGGCACCCTATTTTGCTTTTTTGAGTGTATTGCATTTCCGTGAAAGCATGGGACTTCGTGGTCCTGAGCACATAGATCTAATGATTCAACATTTCGAGCAATCAATTAATGAAACATCACATCTGGAATATATGGAAAGCAGGGGCGGTAATGCTTATTGGATTGATCGCTTTGTCGCCAAACACCTCGTCCTTGTCTATTATTGGGTCAATGTGGTTTATTACTGGATGGCTCCTAAGTCTGCATACCATTTGTCTTATGAAGTAGAGATTCATGCTGCTACAACATATGCAAAATATCTTGCAGATAATGGTCCCGATGAAAAGATCCTTGAGATCTTGAATGATGAACTACAACATTCTCGCGAATTAGAAAAAGCGATGGAGTCTATCAATGTTTAAAAATTGGGGTAAAGATATCGAAGTACCCGAACGACTAACTAGAGATGATGTACAGGAGATGATTGATGCTGCCATACGAAAACATAATCGTAATGCTTCAATTATCTCTATGTGTGTTGGTTGGGTTGTTCTTGCACTTTTTGCTGAGGGTCTTCTTCGACTTATTGGAGTAATTCCACCTTTATTACCATGGCTCAAGATCACATTATAGAATGGATAGGAACAATTTTATTGTTCCTTTTTGGCGTGACTATGTTATGTCAAGGTCACGCTATTTTTCACGGAAAGTATGGATATAAACATGCCGAACGTGAAAAACATAAAATGGCAAATGCCAGAAAACAAGTAGAGAATTTATTCAAAAAATGAAAGTAGGAATGATTGGACTAGGTAGAATGGGCGAGGGCATGTCCCGTCGTCTCATTGCTGCTGGTCACGAAGTACACGGATTTAGAAACAATGTTCAAAAAGCTGAAGAACAATTTGAAAAGGGTTATATCAGTGGATATACCACTTCTATACAAAGCCTTGTTCAAGTAATTGGAGGCAAGGGTCCTGGCGTCTATATGATGGTAGTACCAGCAGAAACTGTAGAGGATACCCTAAATGAGCTACTACAATTTTGTGTGGAAGGCGATATTATTATTGATCATGGCAATTCCAATTTTAAGGACTCTAGACG